GATGTTTGGGTAGCAGTTTAATGGCGCAGTCGATAACACCATTCTCAATATCGGCCCCTGGGTTCATGGGGCTGAACAAGCAGGATGCCCCTGTTGACCTGTCGCCCAACTTCGCCCTTGACGCAACGAATTGTATTATCGACAAAGCAGGACGTATCGGTGCTCGCAATGGGTGGGAAACAATTCATAGCGCGAATACCGAGTTAGGTACTGCAAACATTACCTGCATTGGCGAGCTGATCGAGAATGATGGAACATCAACTATCCTTGCTGCTGGCAATGGGTTTCTGTTCAAGTTATCTGGCGCTACGCTAACCACACTGACTTATGGCGGTGGTGGAGTCGCGCCGACAATCTCTGCTAACAACTGGACATTTACACAGTTGAACGGAATTGGGATTTTCTTCCAGCGTGGCTATGATCCACTGATATATAACCCTGCTGTTTCCACAACGACATTCAGGCGGCTTTCGGAGCACGCGACCTATTCTGGCACTGTCCCACAGGCAAATGTAGGGATAAGTGCCTATGGTCGAATATGGGTTGCCGATACGACTACCGACAAGAATACAGTTAAGTGGAGCGATGTTATTACGCCGCAAGTATGGACGGGTGGTTCATCTGGCAGTTTGAACCTGCTAGGTGTATGGCCTGCTGGTGGTGATGAGATTGTTGCACTTGCGGCGCATAATAATTTCCTGATTATCTTTGGGCGCAAGCAGATACTTATTTATTCTGGCGCTACAACACCATCGACAATGACGTTGAGCGATAGTATCAATGGCATTGGTTGCATTGCGCGAGATTCAGTACAGAATACCGGAGAGGATATTATTTTCCTGTCGAATGATGGTGTAAGGTCATTGATGAGGACGATTCAGGAGAAATCATCGCCAATTCGGAACATCAGCAAGAACGTCAATGATGATGTTATCGCCTATTCAAAATTCGATACGCTGGATAATGTCAAATCTGTTTATTCTAGAAGCAATCAGTTTTATTTACTTACTTTCCCCGCTTCCAGCATTACTTATTGCTTCGATATGCGCTATCCATTGCAGGATGGTTCATCAAGAGCAACAGTATGGACTGGTATCAACCCAAAGGCATTTTGCGACTCAAAAAGTGGAATTTTGTATCTTGGAGAGCCTGGTAACCTAGCAAAGTATTCTGGATATTTAGACAACGCAGCAACTTATCGACTATCGTACTTTACGACATGGATTGACTTTGGCAATCCTATTCAAACATCCATCCTCAAGAAAATCATACTCACACTGATTGGCCTTACATCGCAGTCAATTATTGTAAAATGGGCTTATGATTTTTCAAGCGTTTATAGTTCTCAATCGACAACAGTTCAAAGTGGATTCACTATTGCAGAGTATGGCATTGCCGAATATGGAATTGATGAATACTCAGGTGGTACGGACATAAGCACTGTATCAGTCAATGGAACAAGATCAGGGAAAGTTCTGCAATTCGGACTGGAAGTTGAAATATCTGGATATAGTTTTTCAATTCAGAAGATTGACTTATTCACCAAAGATGGGAAATTGAGATGAGTAACTATACAAAAATCACTGATTTTGCTGCTAAAGATCCGCTATTGCATGGTAACCCAAGCAAAGTTGTCACCGGCACTGGACTAGGTGCTGAATTTGATGCGATTGCTACGGCTATTGCTACTAAGGTAGATATTAACGGCGCACTTGGTACGCCATCATCAGGTGTGGCGACTAACCTGACTGGAACTGCTGCTGGGCTTACTGCTGGAAATGCCATTAATGCCACGAATGCCACGAATGCCACGAATGCCACGAATGCCACGAATGCCACGAATGCCACGAATGCCACGAACGCCACGAATGCTACGAATGCCACGAACGCATCACAATTAGGTGGTGTAGCTGCTTCAGGCTATGCAAGGTCTGGTGCTAACTCCGACATCACCAGCATGACTGCATTGACGGCCATCAACCGCACAGGTGGAACTTCGATTAAAGGGGTAAATACCAATACCGCTGCGGCAGCTGGTGACGTAGGAGAGTACTTAGAGTCAACTGCTCAATCAGTAAATGCCCCGGCGAGTAATACTTATGGTGACATAACCAGTATCACCCTTACAGCGGGCGATTGGGATATTTCGGCAATTGCAGCCTCTGTTATAAATACAGGAGTCTCTATTACCTCAGTCGTTAGTGGTATAGGTACAGCGCCTGGAACGAGCGGAGCGGGCCTTTCTACCGGAGATAATCAAGGATATTCAGTGCCACCAACAGCACAATATCTTCCTACTATAACGATTCCGCCTAAACGTGTGCTTATTGCTTCAACGACGACCTATTATCTGAAAATGTGGATTTCCTATGCAAGCGGAACGCCTCAATTTCACGGGCGCATATCGGCAAGGCGGGTACGGTGAAAATCACCGAAACCCAACACCCCAGCGAACCGTTTTGGCTCTACTGGCTGGGCAACGCCACAGCGATTGATGATAAATACATCAAATCAATCGGCATCACATGGCTGTTCAAAGATGGTGGCAAGTGGTGCTTCATGCCACGGATTACCGGCCAGCAGAGCCTGTTTTTCAATGCGGTGTTTTTCCTTCGGCTGTCACTACCGCTGGGTATCTTTGCCTCGGTTCGTTGGTCGCCTGCTACAGATAAGAAAGCCATATTGCAGACGGGTTTTGGCTGGAAGCTGAATGGTCGACTTGGGATATTGCTGCGCATCCAGTCAGATAAAACCAGTGCTGCCGGTGTTACTGGGCCTAACCTTGGGCAAGCAACCGGATTCAACTATGGGCCACACTAACATGCGACCGCCTCTCGACTACAAGCTAATTCTCAACCTGATCTTTCTAGGCGTGATCGCTTTTGTTTCATGGGGTTTGTTAGTTGAGTATGTCTTTCTACCCGTATTGCACATGCTAGGCGGTGGATTCCGCCTTATGGCTTATGGGTGGCAGCCATGAGATCGAACTGCCTGATCTTCGCCGTCTGGCGCACGCTGCGGCGTGGGGGCGTGCTGATTCTGCAACGCTCACATGCTGGACCATACCTGCACGCGATGTGGGCGGGAAAACTACCGGAGGATTTACCCGTGGAACACTTTTCGCCCACTGACAAATCAGCAGGGCTGCACCTTGAGCCGTTGTTCATCGGTGACGTAGCTTATCGTGTCGGGAAATCCCACGCGAACCCGCCGGAGGCTAATGGCTGGATTGATCCTGTATTTCTGTTCTTCTGGATTATTCAGTTATTGGGGTGGGTTGCTTTTATTGCAATTCTGTCATGGCCGATTTATTCCTACGCAGGCGATTCAAGGGTGTGTGAGGTGAGGCAGCAGCGCAAGCCTTCTACAGTTCGAGAGTTCCGCAAGATTCACCCATGCCCATCGACCGGCAAGACTACCGGCGCATGTCCAGGCTGGCAGGTGGATCACGTCATACCGCTGGCATCTTGCGGTTGTGACATCGTGGAAAATATGCAGTGGTTGAAACCCAGCATCAAGACATGCGCTGGTTCCGAGTGTAAAGACCGTTGGGAAAGGAAGATCAATGCGTGCCCGAATCCTTAAAATCCTGATTGCGCTCGATAAGCTGGCCTACCAGATCATGACGCTTGGCTATGGCTCCGAGTTCGACACCATCTCAAGCGCGGCCTACCGCATGGAGCAGAAAGGAAGATGGGTTGGGCGAATATCGCGCCCAGTGATTGACTGGATTTTCAGCAAGCTTGGTGACACAGATCACTGTTTCATTAGCTACATTTCTGCAAAATACTCAATGCCAAGCGAGACTTTTTAATATGCTGACATCATCGACCGCAACTGGCGTATCCGCCGCATCGGCAGCAACGGCTGCCGGGATATTTCTCGGTATGTATCCAGACGCAATGCTGATCGGTTTCGTCGCCGGTCTGGTTGCGCTGCTGCATGTACCACCAGACACGACTCAGCGCACGCCGCTGCGCATCTTCGCATTGGTCGCCGGTAGCGCGTTTCTCTCGGGCATCTTTTCTCCAATCGCGGCAGCGGCCACGGTGGGGTATTTCGACTGGGCGAAAGCCATCGATGCCGATGCGCTGCGCCTTGCCGTTTCTGCCGCCATTGGCGGTGGCGTGCACCTGCCCTGGGCGCGCAAGTGGTTCGCGGGGAGGGCAGACAAATGAATGACCTGGTGCCGATTCTTATTGCCTGCGCGCTGGCTGGCGTCATCATGGTTCGCTCGATATGCGTGGTTTACCAGTCATATTACAAAGACTATAAAAAGGGTGCGATTCACTTTGTAGGGTTCGG